CCCAAGCAAAGCCACAAGCATCACGATCGCCATGCTTCTGCAGGAATGCCTTAGCGGCTGTACGGGCCTGCATGCCAGCTTCGTTGGTTGCGTCCTGTACTGCCTGCTCTGTGATTACCGTTGCGATTGCATTCATTTTCAGCTCCTGTTTGCGTTGTTGATGTCTAATTATAACCCCAAACTGCCAAAGTGTCAACCGAATGGATAAAGACCCTTCAACTGTTCAGGGTATTGTAGGGATCGTACTCTTGTGGCGCATCTGCCACACCCATTTCCTCGAGTGCGCCTAGCACCAACTCGATAGGGCACTCCAGCATGATTGCGATCACCTTGGCGCTGTGGCCTTCGATGTACAGTTGCTCGATGTCGTATGATAGTTCTGCCATTTTGCTCATTGTGTTTCCTTTTGTGTGTGTTGTTTAATCATCAAGTATAAGGGATCTATAATCTCTTCGTGCTCTAGTTCAAAGTCTCTTGTGGCCCAGTCCACCCACTCTTCGGTGAACACTTCCACTTCACTGTTCTGTAGCATCTCACGAGCCTTCTCTTCACTCTCGCACTCTACCACATAGACTTCTGCGACAATAGCATTGCGCCAGAAGGTGAACCTTTTCATTATACTACATCAACAAAGATGTTACGACCGTAGACATTGTCTACTACGAATCCTGGACTGCAAGGGCAAGAGCAACCTGCAAATTGGCTCCACTTGGCACGAGGCATGATCTTGCCATCGTTCCAGCCCAGTTGCTCGAACAGCTTAGGAAGCATCTTGCGATATTCGTTATAAGGACGGCTCTTGCGATTCATTAGGTTCTCCATCACTGTCTCGCTGGACGGATGGAAGTAGATACGAGTCTTAACATAACGACCGTGTTGCTCGCCTACTGTGACTTTAGAAATTTCCATATCGCGCTCCTTTTTGTGTCTGTGTACGTATTATAGCAGCTTATACCCAATCTGTCAACTGGTAGTCTGCAATAACCCTATTCTCTGTGTGGTCATATGTTAGGAACACTTTGGTGCTGTCAGTGCCGCCCTTGACCTGGAACACAACCGTATAGGCAAACTGTCCGCCATTGGTGATGCCCAAGAAGCGCGAGCTAGTGAACTCCGGACCCGTGTAGCCTGCATCCATAGCCGCACGAGTTAGAGCAGGCGCTGTGAATGTAGTGAGGATTTTGAGTGTGTCTGCTGTGATCATCATTGCTCCTTAGTATGTGTCTATTATACAACAGATCGGACGACCTGTCAACCAAAAAAAAGTAACCCTAGGGCAAGTAGGGTTACTATGTACGCACGTAAGCAGCGGGGCCTGTTGCTAAAAAGCCACAGCCCCTGGCACTTCCGTTATGCCGCTTCTTTCTCGTAGATCACAGTCTGACCAAAGGGTGCTTCTGCTTCTGTATTGCCTTTGACAATAAAGATTGTGTCGCAGTAGTCCTCATCGCCCCAACCACCACAGGGGTAGCCGTCTGTGAACATGATGAACTTCTTGGGCTGGATGCCCTGTTCCTTCATGAACTCCCAGTTGGCTTCAAAGTCAGTACCGCCACCACCTTCGGGCTCATACTCAAACAGCTCTTCCGAATTGTCTTGTGTGAACTCTTGGTGATTGTAAATTGCAGTATCAAAGCACCACAGATTGATCTTGAAGTCCTCGTACTGATCAACAATGCCTTTGACTTCGCTAAGGAATACAGTTGCATCCTCTTGTCCAATGCTTCCGCTCATGTCAATGCTAATACCAATGTCAATGGTAGTTGCTTCTTTCATGCCCGGCAGGATTGCACCTGAGTGCATACTCTTACGGTTAGGACGAGTGAACGAATAGTCGTTGCGGATGATGCTTTGGATCTCTTGACGCACAAGGTCACGCCAGCTAATCTTAGGCTCAGTCATGTCCTTGATCATACGCTGGATGCCTGCGGGCACCTTACCAGCACCTGCCGCCGCGGCACTCTGGATCATAGCCTCTTTGATCTCATCACGGATCTGTTGGGCTTCTTCTTTAGTCATGCCAGGCATACCCTTGCCCTGCTTGTCACCGCCTTCACCCTCTTTGCCAGGACCTGAACCATCTTCGTTGATGTGCTCGTCCAACAAGTCGCCCAATTGCTTGAGCAAGTCTGGCATTGAAATCTTCTCAGCCTTTTCGTACAAGAGATCATAGATCTCTTCCCAAGCCAAGCCGCGATACTTTGGATCATAGCAGATCTTAACTTCAGTGATCTTCTCACCAATGCGTTCGTCTACAAGGATCTGATTGACAGCGTAGTCTTGTGCAATGTTAGACAGCTGACGATCGCGTGAACCTACGCGACCAAAGTGATCAAACACGCAATGGCAAATCTCGTGTCCAAAGAGGAACTCCAGCTTCTTGACACTGAGCTTCTGCACGAACTTGGTATTGTAGTAGAAATTGCGACCGTTAGTTGCGGCAGTCGGGCACCACTCGTCTGCTTCAATCAGTTGCATACGGGTTGCCATGTTGCCGAAGAAAGGTGCTTTGAGCAACAGGCCTACACGGGCTGTTGTCAGTTTGTCGATGATTGCTGGATCTGTCTTTGCCATTACTCGCTCTCCTTAGTATGTGTTTATTATAGCACCAATCCGGGGTCTTGTCAACCGACCGGGATGTTGTATTTAAACAACACCCCGGCACTCTAAAGGTGGGCGGGCAAGCCCTGAGAAGCCTCCCGCCCTTGCAATGGGCGAGGTCTTAATTCTCCATTGCACTCAAAACATACTTACCGAACCGCTTGTGGAACTCGTCGAAGCTCTTCATCTTCGTTGCGTCAAAGGGCAGGTTGTAGTTTGTCAAGCCTGTCTTTGCACCCATCACCACCAACTCAGTTGGGAAATTGTCCATCATGTAGCGGAAGAAGCAGTCAGCCTGGGCATCAAAGTCCTTGGCCTTCTTCTCTGCTTGATCCTTCAACTCGTAGCACAGGCTAACGGTCAAAGAATACATGGCACTCACTTCTTTAATCTGCAAGTCCTTGACCTTGCCTTTAAGGATGTCTTCTGCCTTAGGCAAGCGACCTGCAATCTTGCGGTGAGCCATAAACTTCACAGCCAAGCCGTCACCGACCGCACCTGCGATCAGGTTGTGCAAGGTGTCAATGTCGCAGTCGTCGTCTTTCAACAAGTCTGACACAAAGACCCACGAGCGTGGAGTAGCAAAGGCCTTGCTTGGGCTCTTAGGATCAAAGTCGTACAAGTCCTGCTTGGCGAAGCCAACATAACCTACAACCTCTGGATGCACATTGTTCATCACAGCCCATTCCTGGAAGTCATCGAAGTCAATCTTCATTTCCAAGTGAATGAAACGATTAGCCAACGGAGCAGGCATTCTGTAAGTAACACCGCGGTCGCCTTCTCTGTTACCAGCGGCAACCACATCAACACCCTTAGGCAATTCATATGTACCTACACGACGATTCAAAATCAATTGGTAGGCAGCGGCCTGTACCGCAGGAGGAGCGGAGTTCAGCTCGTCCAAGAAGATAACTGCGGTGGACTCTGGGTCCGTAGGAAGCTCACTAGGAGGAGCCCAAACCATCTTGCCTTGATCTGCATTGTAATAAGGGATACCTTTGATGTCGGTAGGTTCCCAAAGTGCAAGGCGCACATCAACTACCTCACGACCTGCGTCCTCGCCAATCTGCTTGACGATGTCGGACTTACCAATTCCTGGGGGACCCCACAGGAACACAGGGCGGCGGGTTTGAATCGCCTTACGGATGGAACGCTTCGCTGACTTAGGGCCAACTTGACGAACGCTAATATCTGTGGACTTTGCCATTTTAAGACCTCTTTCTTTTCTCAGGATTAAACAAACTATCGCTTTCTCAGTGTTATTAGTATAACACCAAACATCTCAGTTGTCAAGCTCTTTTTACGAAATTTAATTGTGTTGTATTATCGCCACGAACACTTTTAATCTTTGCTTTGATGCTCAACTTCTGCCCTGCTTCCAAGTTACTATTATACCAGAAATCCACGAAGCTGTCAACCAGTTTAGCGGTAACCCTGAACTTGTCATAGTCTTTGCTGTAATAGCACTTGACAACCTCGATCTCGCCCTGGATCTTGTCGCCTACAGCGCCCTGCAATTGAGTAGAAGCACGAACTTCACGGGCCAACTCGTTGCGGCTTTGATCACGGATCATAACGCTAGGCAAGCAGGAAACGATAGCGAACTCCAGCATATGACGGCCAGTGAACTCGTCCATCTGTGCGATGCGGAGGGCCTGCTGTTCGAACTCGTTGATCTTACCGCTGATCTGTTTCAGCAAGAAGCCGTTGAAGTAGCTACGGATCTCGCGGCCCTTCTCAATGTCCTCTTCTGTTGCTTCGGTAAGGGCGCCTGTACGGAGCCACTCTTTGACCATCATCTTGTTGGCCTGTGTGGTGCGCTTGCGGCATTCACCTTCGTAGACATAAACATCTTCCTTGAAGTAGCCACCGTTGATACGATCTGCGGCCACTGCCAAACCCCAAACTTGATCTGATGTAAACATCGTTCGCTCCGTTTTGTTGTCTATGTCGTTATTATATAGCCAATCGTGGATGCTGTCAACCGAAATGATTGGAGTGCCGGAAAAGAGAAAAGGTGTTGTATTTCTACAACACCCCAAACTAGCGCCCCGGGAGCGAATCGGCTTGCCTGTTTGAAACCTTACTTAGGCTGTCAGGGTAAGACCTAGGCTCTTGGCCATGTAGCCAAGTGCAACGATCTCACGGCTTGGGCGACCCAATTCGTACTCAGTTACCTGAACACCATTACCAGCTTTGCGGCTGTTGGCATACACGGCATAACCTGCTTGGCGGATGCGTGAAGCTTCTGCTGATAGGTTCTTAACACCGAAACGCTTTGCGGCGTCGGAGGCTGTCAACTTCTCACCCTTTTGTAGGGCGGCAAAGATCTTGCCTGTTTTGGTTTCTAAATTAATTCTCTTCATTTTAAGTTTCCTCTGTATAGCTGTGTCTCACAGCGTTCTACTAGTATATAGAACCTGTGGGCACAATGCAACCTCAATCTTTCCGTTTAACGGTGACATTTGCCCGAAGGAAGGCACCAATCAAAACGGTAGCACACCATGTCTCCAAATTGTAAGGAATCATGAGAGCTGCTCCGAACAAGACATTCCACGACCACAGAACCAGGAACGGTCCTATGGCCAATAGGAATATAATGAACACTACAGCCAATGCAATTTTACTCATTTAGGATCTCCTCGACCTCTTCAATCAGTTTGATCTCAGCCAGCTCTTTCTCGATGGCCGCGATCTTTCGTTTGTTACCTGAGCTGGTACCTTTCTTGTACACTGTCCAGATATGCTCTTCACAGTATACACGACCCGGGAAGGGTTTGCAACCACACATCTTGAACGGGTGGTTTACCTGCTCCGGGCCAATGTATTGGCACCCTTCCATCATGCACCTCGCTTCATAACAGTCACTTCTGCCATTGCTTCCCAGTTGCTGGCAAATGCCTTACGCAATTGTGCAACCTTCAGCACCGTACGCAGGCTCAGCTCGCGTAGTTTAGCACGGTTGTTAGACACAAAGTCCACAACATCAATCTTAGCCACATCGCTGAGCTCGTACTCGTCAAGCATGCCGTCTGCAACGATCTGCTTGATACGCAGGACCTTCTCACGGTCTGTGTCCATCTGCAGATCAATGTAGTGGCAACGGCTCTCAAGAGCGGCAAGGTGGTCCTGTAGCTTCTTAGAGCGTACATTCTCAAACTTGATGTTAGTGATAAAGATAGCACCAGCCTTGAACTCGAAGCGATCTGGGATGCCTTCGCTTCGCAGGATACGGCTGTCAGTGTTCCAAGAGATAGTACGCTTCTTGGAACTGTCCAAAGCCGCCTTCAAGATGTTCAAGCTCAAGTCGTCCAGCAACACACTGTCGCAGTCATCAAACACAATAACATTCTTCTCGCTTGAGAACTCGTAGAGCTTGCTATACAAGCCAATGGCACTCATAGCACCTTTCACAATCTCATAGCGTGGCTTGCGCTCGCCTAGCGTATTGAACAAGTCGTCCTTAGTGAGCACTTCTTCTACACCAAAGCTCTTGCCAACACCTGGAGGGCCTGTCACAATCATTGCACGAACATCGCCTGCTTTCACAGCCTTGGTCATGTCTGTAAGTACTTGGAAGCGAGCACGAGTCTTCTCAATGAGATCCTCATCGCTGATATGTGCTACAGCCGTATCGGCTACCTTTAACTGTACCAAACTGTTCTCTCCTACAGGGGCTTCGTCAATGTGCGACACCACGCGATATGCGGTAATGCCCTCGACCTTGACGCGAATCTTCTTGTAGGGATTGCGTCCGTTTTCAATCTCTTCGCCAGCCAAGCAGGTGATTGCTTCGCCGTCAAAGTCCTTAACCATTTGCAGGCGGATGCCTGGATAGATCATGTTCTTGCGGGCACCGTAGGAACCCTCAACAATCTCAACTAGTGTAGCCATTTCTCGCTCCTTTTGTGTGTGTCTAAGTATCTATTATAATGCCAAATGAGGCTGTTGTCAACCCCATTCAGTATTAACCCTTAAGCCTGTAGGGTTAAACTATTTCTCCGGTTGTTTCTTCAAGCAATGCCTGCAACAAGGGTTTGAACTCTTCGCTGTGGCACTTAACAAACCAAACAGCTTCACCGCCTACTGAGCGCAGGATGTACTCGTATTCCTCATACTGGTGGTTCTCAATGTAGTCTGCATAGTCTTTAAACTTCTTGGCACTCACGCCGTCTTCGCCGCGATCACGTCCGTAGAAGGTAGTCATATTGCCGTAGAGTGCTTCGTACTCTTCCTGATTCATCTCTGTACCAAAGTGACTGAAGTCGTGCTTGGTACCGATTGTGGGCTTGAGCGAGCTAATGTCACCCAAGTCGATCAAGTCACGCAGGATGAACGGGTTTGAATAGTGATCCAACAAGATCTTGCCGTTGTAGTCCAAGTAGCCGTCCCAGTGGCAGTATACCTGCCCAACTGTACCGTCTGCGTACTCTAACGCAATAGTGCTTCGTGTTCCCATCGTTTCGCTCCAATGTTGTTTAAGTAAGTCTCTATTATACTGTCTTAAAACAGTTCTGTCAACTGATAGTCTGCAATAACCCTATCCTCTGTGTGGTCATAGCTAAGGAATACTTTAGTACTATCTGTACCGCCCTTGACCGGAAACACCGCCTTGTAGCAGAACTGCCCGCCGTTGGTAATGCCTAGGAACTTGCAGGAGGTAAACACTGGACCATTATAGCCTGCGTTCTGTGCGGCTTTGGTTAGGTACTGTGGGCTGTAGGTTGTTAGAACCTCTAGTGTGTCTGCTGTAATCATTGCGCTCCTTTGTGTGTATGTGTCTATTATAGCATCAAGCAGCTTGTCTGTCAACCCCAGCAGCATCCAGCTCCCAGCTTAGATCCTGGAACTTCTTGTAGAGTCTATAGACCTGCTGTTTAGCATTGTCCATGCTCTGCGCAATGAGATCCTCTGCTGTACCGTCCGTGAGCACTTCACGTGGGTCTGCATACAAGCAGCCGCCCAAGTACTCCGAGTCTAGCTCTAGCCCTTCGACTAAGACACGTACACGCAGCATGAACCAGTCCAGCTTGCCCGACTCAATGTCTGCGTACATCTCTTTGATGTCGTAGCAGCTTTCGTCAAAGCAGTCCTTGGGATCTAGGTCCTCGTAGCTTTTGTCTACGATAATCTCGTAGCCTTCACGCTCATAGGTAGCCAATTCTTCGTAGTGTCGCATTTAGATCTCCGTTTCGTATTCGTAGAATGTCACAGCAGGATCAAACTTCTTAAGTTGCTTAGCCGCTGTCATCAACTCTCGGTAGCGGCGGTTGACCTCTGACCTGGGCAGTTCGCCATCGCATGTAAGGTTCTCTGGGCTTAGGCAGCTGTCAATCATGTCTGCCACCCGTTGACGGCCTTTAGCTGTAGCGATCTCGTATTGCTCGCCGTTGAAGAAGCTGTTCCAGTGATTCTTCTGCTCTATAAATTTACGCAATGCTTGCATGTTTCGCTCCATGTTTGTTAGTGTAAGTGTCTATTATAGCACCAAAATTACTCTGCGTCAACCGGCGCCATCATTCTAGCACCTTCACTCATGAACTGATCAAACACTGCCAATTGCTCTGCAGTGAACTTGTGACGGTTCAATTTGATGTAGTAGAGGCCTACTAGTAGATCGCCGTGTCCAAATTGTTTCGCAGTAGCAACCAATGAATCGTACATATCAATCTCCTCTTGTGTCTGTGTTAAGGGTGGGGTTAATCAAGCGGCGTAGTTCAACTTCGCGCTTGTGGGCTTGTGCTTTGCCACGAATCACTTCGTGTACGTATACTTCGATCTCGCTTTTATCGCTGAGAGTGCGCAGTGCATGACACAGAGCCCAATCTTTGGCTTCTTTCTTTGCACGATAGAAGTGCTTGGCTGCACGAGCAAGAACACTCTTATTAATAGTAGTCTCAGTCTTAGCAGTCACGCCTATGTAATTGCCGCCCGCAACACGTAGCTCATATATGATATGATTACGGTCTGTGCGCTTTTTACGAATGGTGTTTGTCTGTGTCATGTATCAATTATACGGTCTTTTGGCTAGACTGTCAACCAAAAGGTATAATACCCATGTACACTGTAGGGTTACCAAACTGTAGCCAAAATGCCACAGATTGAGGTAAGTCCATGTTCGCGAACAGAAAAGTCACGGCACTTAGAGTCTGCTGCTGACTGCTGCTGTAGGCACGTGTCCGCGCTGCAACAGCAGCTAAATGGCCAGTCCTACTGGATTCGAACCAGTGACCTACAGCTTAGAAGGCTGTTGCTCTATCCAACTGAGCTAAGGACTGCTGCTATATGGTGCGACCTTCCGGAATCGAACCGGAACACCTTGCGGCGAGAGATTTTAAGTCTCTTGTGTCTACCTATTTCACCAAGGTCGCTAACGTTAATTATGGTGGGCCCCCCGTGAGTCGAACACGGCACCAACGGATTATGAGTCCGCTGCTCTAACCAACATGAGCTAGAGGCCCTTAAACTGTATTACGTATGTGGCTCCCAATTGGGGTCGTCTAGGTTGATCTTTTTAGCTGCTGAGTCATGCTGCTTGATCATGCCTTCCGCAGCGTAATCCTTGGCCACTGATTCCGCCATCTCATGCTGCTTGATCATCTTGTATAGGGGTTCCATACGTTCTTGTACTATATGTGGAGCGAACTGTTCCAGCTGCTTGAGATCATACTCACCCGGATAGTGTCTTAGAGCCCCGCGAGCACGGTCTCTGATTCCCGCAGCTACTCTAGGAGTCAACGTGGGTGAACACAGTTCTTCCAACAGCTTCTTGGCCTGTAGGATGCTGCGATAACGTTCATCTGGTAGTGTCATAGGCGTTCTATTTGATAGTTGCATACATGTTCTTGTGCATGTACTTATTATATGATGATTATGAGTTCTTGTCAACCTGAAATGCTGTATATAGCAGCGGGGCCAATGGCTGAAAAGCCACAGGTTTTGGATTGAGTACGGGATCAGGCTCAAAGTCTCTAGCTGTAGTAGAGTATGATCCAATAGTATAGGCACTCTTGTTAGCTGTATATAGTAATAGAACACCTGAAGGGATATCACGCATTGTATATTTACATAGTGATCTCTCGAGTATATACATACACGTATACGCAATACCCCGCAGCGGGGCCTATTGTGGGTCTACGGTTGGCACTGTTGAGGGATTGGTTGCAGCAGATCACCGTGATTCTAGAGTGGATAAATACTGGCAGCACCTATTCTAGACAGTGAAAACTACTGTAGATGAGTCGTTTGAGTAGGGTTTGGCTGCAATTTACAAGAGTTTGAGCACGGTCAGGTCGATGGCTTATGAGGCATGCAAAAAATTCACACAATTCAACACTTTTTCACACTTTATTGCACTTGTCTAACACGCATACCCTACACAGCGGGGCCTATATGCATGATGACCCCCTTGATCCGATCAGTAAATCACACTTTTTTGCATTTACTGATCTCAATATAATTCACTATAGAACTATATAATTCAGTATAATACAGTATAGTTTCTCTAGAGCTGCCGCAGGCCCTGAACCTACACCCACTCTACACACGCTTATACGTATACACACTCACTCACTACTATACACATACTCTTATATACAGCAGCGGGGCCTATATGTACAGTGCGTATACAGTTAAATACTCACATGGACACACGACTCTTATCACTTGCAGTATCTATACTATTAGCGGTCATTTGGTATGTTATATACATTTGACTACACCTTTGATCAATTGGATCGCTGTCAGGACTATGTGCATGAACGCTATAACATAGCACGTATCATACACCTTGTCTATGATGATCTCAAGGATCACTATGTGTGTGTAATAGACTGTGATCCTGCCACTGCCACACTGCTAACACTGCTATGATCTTTATCACTTATCTATTCTATTTCATGTCTTGGACATTCATGCTCTACTGGATACACAGACTGGCCCATGCCAATTTTGCTGTGATCACCCACTATCATCGAGAGCATCATCGTTTCATACACCAGCACCAACCACAGTGGCACTGGACAAATCTCTTGTTATACCAGGACAATTGGAGCAGCACCATTGACGTATGGCTCACTGAAGTTGTGCCCACCATCATATTCTGTTGGCTATTTGACTGTTGGTTCATATTGGTTGGGTTTTATCTATGGTCAGCTCTAGTACAAGAGCACATTGAGCATAATCCCAAATTCAATCTGTTTCCATTTAGCACCAGTGGTCAGTGGCATCTTGTGCATCACACCAAAGGCGCCTACAACTTTGGCATATTCCATCCCGGGTGGGACCTAGCATTTGGCACCTATCGCTCAGTGTATTAACGTGCTTCAAGAACCCGACATTTTCTGTTATAGTTTACCCTACTTCATTGACTACGATGTAGAATCTGTATGGGAATTAGTACAGCGACACGGTGGTTCAGTGAGCTATTTGAACGGAGGGCAGTATGACTTCTACATTGATCGCGAGTATGCTAGTATATTGGTACTAGCGTTCCCCCAATTACGGCGCCAGTATCAAAAGGATCTATACACGTAGATCTACGGTGTTGGGGGTTGATTCATCAATCTTGCCCTTGGCGTCATACACTGTATAGTAGAAGTAGGTCTCCCGGACTTCTATCTTGCCACCAAGATCCACATACTCTGCACGTACAGTTTCTACACGATTATTCTGCACCGAGGCTGTGGTGGTTATACTCTGGGTGGTTATTGGCGCTATCTGCATGTGAGTATTTATGGTTCTAGATAACCTTGCAAATTTTGCGCTGCTCCGCAGCTCTTCGAGCTGCCATGAATTATCACTGTGTCCAAATAGCACTATAAATATCTCATGAAAATCACATACGATCACAACTACGTCAGAGTCATTGATCAGGTGCTGTCTGCCGATCACTGTGATCGCTTGCGCTGTCTATTTGAAGAGCAGCATGCTCAGCACACACGTCGAGACAGTGAGTGGGTCTCGCTGACAGAATTAGCCTTGACAGCACCTGGCAACACCCTCAGTCGCAATCCTCTGCGCAATCTGCGGGCTCAGCAGAATCCTGTATGGGTTGAGGTCCTGGAACCCCTAGCTCTGCGTCTGCGCACCCTGGCAGAACAATATGGTCAAACATGGGGTACTTGGCAGGGCATATCATTTTTGCCCCAAGATTACAGCATGGAAGGCATGCGAATCAAATGCTACAGACCCCACTCAGGTGATCAATTTCGCACACACGTGGATGTGGCCAATCGTGCCAGCAGCAGCCGTTTTCTCAGCTTTTTGCTCTATCTCAATGACTCAGATGCAGGCACTCATTTTGCACGGGACTCATACACTGTTCAAGCTCAAGAGGGTCGTGTGGTCTTATTTCCACCTTTATGGACCCACCCACACGCAGGCCTGGAACCCAAAGGTGATACCACCAAATACATACTGTCAACTTATCTACACTATACATGATTGCTACTCTTTCAACTGTGATTGGTAAATATTAACATGAACAAACTCATTGCAATTTTATCTATCATCATGCTATCGGGCTGTGCTTCCGTTATCAGCTGGATACCCAGTTTCAACGATGTGAACCAGTCACAGAAGATCATTGATGTACGCATGGCAGTGGACTCACTTGATTGTGCGCGAGCACAACACCCCCAGGCTCTAACCATACAGCGTGAACTACGTTGGTTTGAACTCTATTCAGAATCAGCGGGCATACGCAATCAAGATGTTATACGTGTGATCAAGCCCATGCAGGCCACAGTGGGTGAGTTTGTGACTCGTACAGAGAAACAGGATGCCAGCAGGGTCTATTGTGATCTAAAGAAACGAGCCATGCAAGAACAGGCAGCTAGGGCTGCTGGTGTAATTCTAGGAAGATTCTAATGTCAATTGAAACGCTAAGAACGCTAACAGAACATCAAGACCTAGCCATTTCAGCTAGGGCTCGTTATGTGCTTGAGCTCACCCAGGCAGTAAACACCAATCAGATCACCGCTGAAGAGTATCAAGAACTCTGCAGAGATGTTGCCCGTATGGATGCATTGGATAGAGAATGTCAAGACCTAGAACTAAAAACCGCACTGGTCATGGCTGTGTATGCTGTGGCCCAACTGAGATAATCATATGCGTATCAACGAAATCCTCACTGAAAACATATTCACCACAGACTATCACAAGGTCATGCAAGCGGTAGCTGAATTATACAAGAACCACTATGACATCAATGTGTGGGAAAATGCAGAAGCACACGACGAAGCTGCCAAGGTCCTACTCAAGGTACACCCTACCCAAGAAGAACTAGACTACATCATTTCAAGTAGCCAACTGCCAGAACGCTTTATGGATCTAGACTTTCCCATCAATGACGATCTCATGTTCAACGGTTCGGGTGCTTCAACTGATGATGTTATAGAAGGCGACCTAGACGAAGCCCTAGACTCAGACCTAGATGAGGAGCCTGCATCGAGAGCACTATGTACCAGCGGCAAACCCAACAACGCTTTGGGTGCCAGTCAATTGGCATCATGCAAGAGCCAGGGCTATCGTGGTCGACACGGTGATAAAAGCCACAAGATTGGCAACGAGCGCACCACTGTAAAAGGCAAAAAGATCAAGGGCAAGAAGTACGGCGGCCCCTTACCAGACTGGAGTTAACACATGGTCGAAGTCAAGACCGGGGATCTCTTGATTGCACCCCCGAGCATGCCAGATCCAAGATTCAACCAATCCGTGATGTTTCTCACACATTACAACTCACGTGGAGCCTATGCCCTGTGCATGAACAAGCCCACAGAACATACCCTCAACACCATAGTAGAGCCCCTAGGGCTGAAGTTTAAAATAGATCACCCTCTGTATTGGGGTGGCCCAGTGAGCCTCAGCACTGTGTGGATGTTGCATGACAGTGGGTGGTCAGTGAACAACACCATGCGTATCAACGATCAATGGAGCATTACCAGCCATGAAGAAATGTTCCATCACCTTAGCAAGGGGGTATGGCCCAATAGATTCCGTATCATGATAGGCCATGCCAGTTGGGATGCAGGACAATTGGATGCTGAGATAGAGGGTCAAGAACCCTGGAGTCACAGCAGCAGTTGGCTGTGTGTGAAGCGGCCCGACCCCAGTTGGCTGTTTGATCTAGATGCAGAACAGCTATGGAGCAGCAGTTGCAGTCTATGCGGGCAGCAGGCTGTGGATTCATGGATGGTGTAAGGCTGGTTCAAAGCACAAGAGCCCCGGGTAAATTTTATGTAAATTGGTGGTTGATGAATCACTGCACATGGGCCTGCAGCTATTGCAATGAAATTATACGCAAGGGCAACATTGATCTGCCCTATCTCAACGACTGCAAACAGTTCATAGACAGCACAGTGGCCTATGCTAGCAATCAAGGCAAAACTGCCAGCATAGAGTTTACAGGGGGTGAAGTAACAGAATGGACTGACTTTCTAGAGCTGTTGGCCCACGCTCATGGTCAAGGATGCGAAACACAGTTTAGAACCAATGCCAATGTGAGCATTGATCGTTGGCGTGAATACATGGCTGTGACCCATAGTGTGTTGATCGAGCATCACCCTGAGCATACCGCCAGTGCGCACTTTTTATTGGCTATATCCGCAGCCGTTGAATCAGGGGTGGTTGTGACTGTGAACCTAAACATGCTCAAAGACAGTTGGGCCAGCAGTCAGATATTGTATGATCGCATACACACCAAATGGCCACAGATACGTGTGAATAAACGCATGTTGTTTGAAGATCCTGTGTTCAATACCACCCCACAGAGCTATACCACCAACCAGACCATGGAATTGAAAAGACAGCATGGTGATATCAAGATCACGCAAAATGACGAGATCGAATACACTGACTATCAGACCATGGTGTTAGAGGGCAGTAACACGTTCAAAGATTATGACTGCTGGGCTGGTATGGAACAGATAGTAGTAGATGCTTGGGGTAGGGTCTATCGCGGACACTGTAGACAAGGCGGATTCATGGGCAATATCAAAGAGCATAACATAGTTTGGCCCACTCAACCCAAAGCCTGCACATTAGACATATGCAGAAACAGCTTTGACATACTGGCCACTAAATCAATTCAACTCACGAAGATTTGAAAAGACCACACGTTCGACTATTTTCTTTCTTGCATCCTTGCTGGGTGCGCCTAGCACTATCAATATAAATTGTCTGTGTCGTTCTTCTAACACTAGGCTGACACACCATCCAGCAGGAGTGGTTAATCCTGTCTTGCTCAACACAATGGTATTGAATTCTTCCAGCAGTCCTATATTGGTATTCTGTATGATAATTCTAACAGGCTTCTTGCGATCCTTGGCAGCAATCTCAGTCTTTTGAATTATGCTGGTCTGACGAATAAAATCTATGGT